GTCTCGTTTGTTAACTCTAGGTCATTAAATGGCGGAGTGACAGTCGGGTATACAACCCTCAAAATTTTTGCAGTGGCGTAACTAGGATCTGTTCTGGTGTCGACGGCTGCAAATAAATCCTCAGCCATGATGACTTGCACTCGATGGAAGGTAACATAACGGCCTTGCCAGCGTCCGCGTTTCAATGGTTCGTTGACGTTTTTGTAATTCCGGTTGTTGTATTCCTGTACAACCTTTTGGATCTGAGCGATTGCCGCTCTAGTCAGCAGGAATGGTTTTTCAAAAGCCATAGCACTATGCCTCGTAGCAAATAACTCGAACCTTACACGCAGCCGTATTTGCTTTCATGTATATCGTAGCACCAGGTTCAAGTCGAATTGTGTGAGGCATATCACTCGGCTTCAAGCGACCCACGTAAACTCCTGCCGATCCTCCCCATTGCACATAATTTGTCGTGTCTAAGTTATAGAACACCGCGACTCCCAATGTGGTGATGTCCGTGAATACAAGCGTTTCTTCAGTCGTGCCGATGACCACAATGATATCACGACCGCCTTGAGCGACTTGAGTGATCTGCGTGCTTGAATCAAAACGAGTTGTGAATTTTCCGTTCGTGCATGACGTGTTGATATTAACTGTGATTTCATTAGCCATAATCGAATTGCTTTCTTATGGGATAAACGGAAGAAGTGAAAAATCTAGCAACTCATAAACTCGATAGTCCCGCTCTAGCAACGGGAGATTTACCGCGAGCCTTAAACCGTTTATATCTAGTCCTACTGGAGCTGCTATTGGTATAGCATTGCCATCCTGATCTGGATCTGTCATCGCCTGTGGCGCGCCAGCCACGAGTTCCCGAAATCCCACATTCAAAATGCTTAAATCAGTTGATGTTGCGACATCGACAAACTTCGGCCCTAGGTTAATTTCGATGACAATTGTCGTCGTATTGAAACGGAATTGGTTTCTGAACTGTGGCCCTGAAATAGATATGGAGCGTATTCGTGCTTGCCGCTCCTCAACCATTAAGCCGTCGATAGTAAAATTGTTTTCGTTAACCCTATTAACCCATGTTTTAACAGCGTTGATTCCCAAACGCTTATTAGTGGTGATCGTCGCCACCCACAGACTGTCGTCTTTTACAGCAGCAGGATCGAATGGATCACCGGCAGTATTTACTATCGGTATTCTTGCACCGGCGTTATCAAGGAACCCTGTGGTGGCTAAAACCTGATATTGCTCACTTGACCATGAAACACCATCAGTGTCATTTTCAGGGTTTTGTTCTTTGACTGGGTCTGGTGCGTTAGGATTGCTACCACCGCCAGATTGATCACCAGAACTATCGTTTGTTTTGTACTGTGCTGTATAAGTCCATCCTCGCCATGGATCAGTACATTTGATGTCTACTGAATGACAATAAGCTCTGAAATCCGATGGATGTATATCTCCAATAAGCGGCAGTCCAGCAACACTGCCAGCAGCGTAGGCATCATCTAAGATATCATCCGTGTCAACTTTGAAGGCCCGAGTATATGAGCGCTTGCCCATATCATTAACGCCGTCACGACTTCCAGGGATTTCGCCCAATAACGTCACTGTCATCTGCTCATCCTGTGTTAAGCAACTGCGCCGATAGGAATGAATTCAACCTGCGGAGGTCGATTTGCAATCCTAGCAAGATGCTGATTTGCTAGGTTTCCGTTTTGCCTGATTGCAACCCACACTGCTTGCTGGTTTTGGCCTTGATCTCTTAAAAACTGCTGAACCTTAAGCGTGTGCGCTTCTGTTGATCCTTTGACGGCTGCACCTGCTACTGGAGCTGGTTCACGCTTCAACCGATTCGCTTCACGAATAGCATCGTTTTGTTCTTGCAGGTTTTGCAATTCATCGATTCTTGCTTGCGGTACTCCTACTTCTCTCATCCGTTCTAGGATCAATCCTCGCTCTGTTATCAGGCCGTTCAGAATCCTGTTTTCATCTTCTGCTTTTTGCAGAGCGTCTGTGAAACCAGATAGGCTTTCAGCGTATGCGTCCATAGCGTCAAATATATCTACACGCATCATGTCCGTCTCGGCTTCCAATAGTTTACCGAACGATTCAACTAATTCCGCATTTGCTCCTGCTGCTCCGAGTGCAGCCTTTCGGAGATCCTCTAGGAGCTTCTCTGCTTCCAAAAGACCTTTGCTTTTTATTTCTAAGTCAGGAACTTCTCCACCACCTTCTCCTAAGCCGCGTCGTTGTCGCATGACTTCGTTGATAGCGGCTGCGTACTGGTCGTACCTGATGGTTCCTGCTGTTAGTCTTTCATGTACTTGAGCAAGTGTTAATCCAAGCTGATTTTGAAACACTTCAAAAATACTAACTTGAGAACCCATCAAAACTAATTGGTCTTGTCCTCGTTTCACAGCGTCATAAAACTCAGCAGCGTTTTCAGCAGGATTTGTAAACATATTCACTTGCTGTGCGACTGGGTCGATCGCCGCACCGAAAGCTGCTGCCGTGTTAAAATTCAGTTGTTGTTGTGTTAAAGATTTCAATGCGTTTTCGTAATCTTGAATCGTTATTTTTCCATCAATAATACGTTGATCTAATTCAACAAATGTTAGTCCTAATTGCTGTGCCATAGTGCTGTAAATGCTGATTCCGGACGGGCCTTTATCGAGTGCTTCCTGAATTGCTTTCAAGTCGTCAGCAAGCATAAATCCGTTTTTGGAAAGACTTGCGTATGCATCCGCAAGTGCTTTGAACACTGAGACTGAACCGCCTGCTGCATTTTCTAACTCCTGAACGATCACTGTGGTATTTCTGGTGAGGACTCCAGCCGCAACTAATGCTTCAGCAGCATCAATCCAGTGCTGAGTCCAGTTCTCCACTGAGGTTCCAGCAGTGCCAGTTGTTGCACCTAATTTTGCTGCCTCTTCCTCTAGTCTTCTAGATTCAGCCGCTGCTGCTTCTAACTCACTGGCGAAGTACGCTGTAATTAACGCTGACGCCCCCAAACTAATTGCCAAGCTGATCCATCCTGGAATTGAACCCTTTGCTTGTACCTTTAGAAGTTCGACTCCCAATCTATAAAGCGCAGCAATTAAGGCATACGTGGCATAGACGACCGCCCAAATCGCGATAGACATACCTGTAAAAAACATAGTTCCAGCACTCATTTTGAAAACCGAGTTTGCCGCTAAATCCATATTGGTGGCAAGCTCATTTGTGACTTTCAAAACCTTAGTCAAGCCAGGCAATAATAAAGCTCCAAGTGTTCGTGCTATTTTTTCAAGCTGTTCTTTGAACTCAAGCCATTGGCCAGTAATCGTGGCGTTGATTTTCGCCGTCGCGCCTGCAAATCTTCCACCTGCGGCTGTCGCGTCCTTGAATGCTTGAGTCACTTCGCGAACTGTGATCTTCCCTGCCTCCATCCTGAATCGCAGTTCTTGCAGGCTTTCTCCAGTCCTTCGGCTGATATAAAAGAGAGGATTCATGCCTGCGTTTACCATCTGCAACAGGTCTTGGCCCATGAGCCTACCAGATGCTGACATCTGCCCAAACGCGACTGTCATTCGGTATAATTTATCAGCATCTCCTAATGCGATGTCACCAAGGGTTTTTACGATTTCAGTCGTCTCTGATAGTGACACGCCGTATTGCCCAAGTATCTTGGCAGACTGCAAAAACTGATGAGCACCGAAAGGACTTTCAAGGCCGAGTTGATACAACTCCTCAATCATTTCCTTAGCTTCAATGGCCGATCCAGTCAGAACCTCCAATTCCACAGACACCAACTCAAACTCGGCGGCCAGCCTTACGATTTCCTTTACCCCTGCAAATACTTCCATCGCCACTTTGATCGCTGTGGCTTTAATCGCAAACTTATTTAACGCACTTTCTGCGCCAGCCATACCAGCAACGAAGTTACTGCTATTTGCATTCAGGTTGACTGCCAGTGAACCAAGGCTTGCCATCTTATTTCCCTGTCGTTGCTGCTGCCTGCTGTAATGCCGCTGTAATCAAGACGGAAGATTGTTTTACAGTGTTATCCTGATCACGCTGTTCTACCCACGGCGTGAAATCTGCTGCTTTCATATCGCAGCCTAAATACGTTGCGATAATCTCACCGATGATGCTTAACACATAAGTCACTGATCTTGAACCAATCGGTTCTATTAGATCCTTGGCGTGCCATTCATCAAACTGTTGCGGAGTCATTTCATTTAACATCGCATCGACATCGATTGTATGCGCAACGTTTTCAGCGAGACGCATCGCCGTCATTCGGCGGGCGTCTCCACGGAGTTTTTTATCGTCTCCTCAATATCCTGCTTTGACATTCCACTGAGACGCTGGCAGGCATCGACAATTCTCTCCATCAATGACGCAGACTTCTTGCCTAACGCAATAACATCTGCCTCAGTGAATATCTGCTTGCCGTCGTCGTCTCGGCAGCAGGCCACGACCAAACGCTGGCGAAACTCGATGAGCTTCTCATCGTTTGTTTTGCCGCCTTTACTCATAAATCCTTTTTCGTATTTGCTGCGATCTCCTGCTGTCATCCCGTGAACTGGGATAACGACTCCTTCACCGAACTCGGGGATCGGAACATCCTCACGCGGCATTAGGTTTTGGGTATTAAGAAAAACATCTCTACTAATTACTAAGCGAGTCATTTTCTACTGAACTTTCCTTAAGGTTTATTTTTACATATCGTCATCAGAGTCTTCGTCTTCATTGTCCATCTCGCCATCTCTGTACTTCTGGCGATCCGATGGATCTATGCACTGCGCAAGCATCTCTCGTGAAACCAACACGGCCTCACGACCAACCTTCCAGTTTTTACACACTTCTTCGGCCTCAGCGTCGGCTGGCTCTGCATCGCCGTTTTCGACCAGCAGTTTCCCGCCGACCTTATCGACTTCCATTACCGCACCAAGCGGCCACCACAGCAATCCCCGCTCGTCGGTAATGACTTGAGGATCGTCCACATACGCCGCAGCGACATTCAAGTCGCTGCGGATCAATTTAATCTTCATTGTTTTTCCTTATGGGTATGTCATCAGGCCAGTGATTTTCAGCTTTACGTCTAACTTCAATCCATCATTCATTGCGCCAGTAAAACCAATACCAACTGAACACGAAGTAAATACATTCGTGGTTGGCGCAGTATCTGTCGTAGTGATATTCCACACGCAATCCGCTGGAGTTGCGATAAAAGCCGTAATTGCTTTGTGTCCAGCCAATCCTGGATCATAAAAAGCTGTGAAGTTGAAATTTCCGCCTTCTGAATACCCAGTTTGCGAGTATGTTTTTCCAGCACCACTCGTATCGATCGTGGTCGAGTCGTAGTCTTCTGTCTGTGCTCCGTCATGCGAAAAGTCGATGATTTGTGCAACCGCTGTTAAAACGGATGAAATCGTTTGTTTAATTACTGTGCCTTTTACTTTTACTTTAGCCATTGAACTGTGCTCCTTTAAGCAATGTTGAACTGAACATCTAAATCTAGCGTCACCACATGCACACCTATGTCTGAGCCATCGTC